GGCTTCTTTTTGTCTTTCCGCTTCTCTCCACTTTTTAGTTAGCTTAGAAATTCTTTTCTGAACACCTTCACTGTATTGTTCTAATTCTTCTTTTGGTTTTTCTTCTTTTGTTTCCTGGTCCGTGGTCTCTGGTTCTTTTTTCTCTTCTACTTTTTCTTCTTCTTTTACTTCTTCTTTTATTTCTTCGATAACGGGTTCAACCGTCTCGACAACCTCTTCTTTTTTTTCTTCCGAAACATCGACCACGGCTCCCGGACCGGTTGTATCAATGTCTACTGTTTTTTCTTCGTCTGGCATAGTTTCTCCTATGATTAATTATGGTGAAGTACCGCTTCAGGATTTTGTATCGTTCCTAAAACTTCGTCGTCATTTAATATACGAACTTCTCCACCTTCTATGGGTAATCGTGATCCTGCGTAGCGTGCAAATATGACCCACTGTCCTGTTTTGCACCACGGTCCCGTTGGAAACTTTTCTTTATCATGATAAGCCAACGGACCCATCTTGAGTACATAACCGCAATTAGTAGCGATACGTAATTTGTCTAATGATTCTTGTGCGATTAAAATTCCGCCTTTAGTTTTTTCCTTTGGTGTAAAGGGTAAAACTAAAAGTCGCCAGCCGCTAGGCTCAGGCAACAGGGATTTTTGTTCTTTAATATTTTCGGGATTTAAAGGTTCTTTTTCTACGTGACTCTTATACTTTTCTTCCAAAGCATTTTTATGTTTTGGGAGTTCCTTGTCCGATGTCGATAACGTTTCCTTGTTCATCTTTTTGCTCCTTCTGTTTTAGCAGGTTAGAGATTTCCTGTAGCATGTACTGATAAGTACGTGCCTGTCCTAACATATACTGATATTTCTCCATATTGTCAACAGCTCCACTAATCATAGTGTCACCAATTCTTTGAAGATTATCTTGTAGAATTTTTTGTAACTTAGCAACGATGACTAATGGATCCACTAAATCATTCCTTTATAATATTTCTTAGAACTCTTATTTGATACTTTAACACCACCCAAATCACCTTCAATATATGATCCAATATACTCTTCAGCTGGAGGAAGTGTGGGTTTAACTGTTTTTGTAATGTTAGAAGGACCTTTTAAGGGTACTCTTGAATTTGCGATTTCAGGTCGCCACCTAGGGTTTACCATTATTCCTCCAATATTTTCTTTTGTTTTTTTACTGTTGTTTTAAGTTTACTTAAAGCTTTATCCGATTTTGTAAATGTTTGTTTTAAATTAAATTTAGCTGCTTCTAATTTTGCTTTTGCTGCATCAAGTTTAACTTGGCTAACTGTCTTTTGACCTTTTAATGAACCCGGTTTAATAAATCTTCCTCCACCAGGTTTTTGTACTGTTGCCATAGATGGAAAGATTTCTTTTACACCTTCACGTTTTTGTGCTTTCCAATAATTAGACATTATTTTTTTCCTCCTCTAAATATTTGTGTTCCCTTTATACCAAATATGCTGGCACATACAAGTATCCATAAATTGGTAAACCATTTTGGCAGTGCCGAAAAATGATCAAAAAAGATCTTTATCTTGTCCATGGCCGCCGGATCGTCTGTCCAGACTCCCCAGGCAAGGATTATTATTGGAAGCGTTAAAATGCAAAGAACGATTTCGTCCTTATAGTCGTTTTGTCTCGCTTCTAGCAATTTCCCTTGGTAAGATTCTTCGCCGCTGGCCATCTTCTGTGCATGCATTAACTGTGCATCAGACATTGCCATTCTAGTTCTTTGGCGGTTAGAATAAATTTTACTTCCCGCTTGTAATGCTATTTTAGCTAATCCAAACCAAGCCATTATGTTCTTCCATTAGGTTTTGGTTTCATTTTAGCAATCTTAATTCTATTTGCATTTGCCATTTCTTGTTTCTCAATTGATGTATCAGCTCTCAGTTCAGCCAGTTCTTCGTTCTGGTCAATTTTAGTCTCTTGAGTTTCTTGATTCATCATCGCCTTCATATTTTCAAGATTTAATCTCTCTTGAGATTCATTTCTTTTAGCTTCATTATCCATGGCTCTAATGTCAAGTTCTCTTGATCTTAATTTAGCAATTGGATCATTATCAAACTGAGATGTAATTTTCTTCTCTTCCTTCATAAAGTCTTCCATCATTTCTGCAATCAATACCGCTTTTCTTGCATCAATCTTTTGTTGTGTCTGTTGCATCTGCGCGTGCATCTGTTGCATCTGAGGAGATTGTGCTGCAGCTTGCATTTGTGGGTTTTGTTGCATTCCCATTTGATGCTGCTGCATCTGTTGCATTTCTTCTCTAAATTCTAATTCTACTTGTTCTTGTGCCATTAAGCTAATGTGCTCCAAGCAATTCTTTTCTATAGAAGCTGTAACCATAGGATTATTTCTAACCATATTGGTTGCCATGAAATTTAAGTGAGCTGTTATATGCGCTTGGTGATCTTGACCAGGATACGCTTTAAAAGGCACTGCTCCTAAAGCATCAATGTGTTCTAGTGCTGGATCTTTTGGCATCGGTTTAGGCGGTTTTTTTAAAATTAAATCCACATCTTTAACACCTAAAGCTTCATACATATTTCTATACACTTCATACTGGTTGTGCATTTTTGGATTTGAGGCTGCCAATTGCAATTCCGTCTGCGCAAGGGAGATACGCTGTGTCTGTGAAAAGATATTAGGATCGGCAACTGGCAGAATATCTACGCGGTCGTCAAAGTCCATTTTCATAACTTGTCTTTGTCCTCCAACAACATCGTATGGATATACGGGTGGTAGATAAAGTTTGAATACTCTTGCTAATAAATTAAATTCTCTTTTCATACCAGCATACAATCTTTTGTGTATGGCTGACATAACTCTTGAACCTCTCTCCAACATAGCTACGGTCGTACCCACTGCTGCTTGTTGATTCCCATCGCCTACTTGCAGGTCCGCTATGGAAGCGAATCTTTGTCCTGCAGAAACTACGACCCCCATAAGTTGTAATAGTGTTTGAGATGGTTCTTTAAATGGAAGTGTCATAAAGGCATCTCTTAGATTACCTCCTGGTGCATCCACGTCTCTAAATTCTCCGGGTTGAATGGCTTGTGCTTCGTCTCTCATTTTAATCCCACGCATTTTAAATCCTGCGGGCAAATTCGATAAAGTTCCTGCATCTAACAGTTGTCTGAGTGCAGCGGTTGCTGTTCTTGATAATCCACCAATCATGTGAATTAAACCAAAGCCATAAAAACCTAATCCTGGTAAAAATTTAAAATGAACAAAGTATTCAATTTTATCTTTTTTAGGATCGTTCATTTCATAGTTTCTACGAATGGATAATACTTTTCTTGTGCCTTCTTCTAACGTTACAACATAAGGCAACTTAATTCCTGTAGGCTGTCCGTCTTGTCCTTGATCTTCAAATCCTTCTAAATCTAAATTCACGTGGCATTCAAAAATCGTAAACATACGATCGTCTCGACCTTTGGTTGCTCCTTCAAGTTCTCTTTCTTTTCTCTGTGAATCTGTTTCTTGTATGTAAGAAGGGTTAAGTTCTAAATCTCTATAAAAACCACCGACTTGTTGTTTTCTTAAATCATTTTCCGTCATACGAATCACATGAATGATGGATTCGCAATCGTCCAGTGAAGTTGCAGTATAAGGAACTACTAAATCATCTGCAGGTACAAACTTGGATACCGCTCTTTGCATAATGTCATCATAATAAACTTTTTTAAATGCTGATCCTGCAAGAGGTAAATAAAATAACATTTGATCAAATTCAGCTTCGTATTCTTTCATCTGATCCATGATTTGAAAATTCATGTAATCTTTAACACGTTGTGACTGTGATTCTTTTTGTGGTGTTGGCATTCCAATAATTTGTGTTCGTACCGGTCCGCCTGATGGTAATAATTCTTTATAAGCTAACGATTGAAACTGTGTTACCGCTTCGGCAAGTACAGGATGCGTGGCACCTGATGCGCCTTTGAAGGGTTCTGTTCTGTCAGCATAATCAAATCCTAGTAAATCTAATCCTGATGTATAAGATCGTTCCCAATCTTTTCTGGATGTTTTGTAATCGGTATAATTGTTGTAAAGCTCATTGCCTAACGGATCTAAAACATCATCCGGTAGCATTTCTGCTAAATTCGAAAAGTGACCTTGATCCGGTCCAACCTGTAAATTTTCAGGACCAAAATTAACGTCTACACTACCATCTTCATTGGGCTGCAAATCAGAAGGCTGTTTCATTTGTTCAGCCATCTGTTGTTGCTGTTCTAAAGCAATTTTTGAAGCGCTAGGTAGTTTTACGTCTTGTGAAACGTTGGGTAATATTTTGTCGATTTCTGCCATTTAATTTCTCCGCTGTTATGTTTGTAGCTTGTTTAGTCTTAATATTCAAGCCTTTTGAGTTTGGCCCTTTTAAAGGGGGTGTTGCTGTTATCTTACTGAAACTGGATCTACTGATAGCCATTAGTCTAACTCGTCTATTCCTGGAAGATAGCTGTCATAATTAACACGGCCACCTGATGCTTTTTTGATTTTTTTATCGGGAAGATTCATTCCTTTAGTATCGGGATTACCAATTTCGCCCATTACCCTTGCGTCTTCATCAATAAAATCATCTATAGTCATACCTTCTTTATTTTCTACATAATCAAGTTGCTCTGATGGGTTTTTATGTATGTCTTCAATTTTATCTGTTTTTCTTTTACGAGTTACAATATCTTGCATTGTTGGTTTTTCACCTTTAGCATAATTTTTAAGTTTTGTTGTATCTGAAAATAAGTCATCTACACTGCCCACTATATTTTCTCCATCCATCTCTATATCTCCCTCCCAAGTCGTAACACGAGGTTCGGATTCCACAGCTGAAAATTCTGGTTTTGTTTTTTTACCTGCGCTTTTACCTGGATATGGGCCTGTTTTGAATGGAGCTTTATAATCTAATTGAATTCGATCTCCACCCATATTGGATACGGAATCTACTTCAACTCGAATATCTCCTGTATCTAAATCTCTATAAATAGTAACCTCGTCTGGAGAAGCAGAGCCTGTATCTATTTTTTTAGTATGAACAACTTGTCGTTCTTGTGTCGCAAGTTTTGCAGTTACATCATCACCTTCTTTTATAATTTTGTTTACTAAAGCTGGAAACCAGTCTGGCATACCCGGTGTGCTCGATACAATGTCCACGCCTGTTTTAGCTATAACTTTTTTACCAATGGTTTTACCACTTAATTTTATAAGTCCTGTTCCTGCAGTCGCAGTACCAATGCCAAGAGCAGCAAGAAGTTTTAGAAAAGCTCGCCTTCCCATGCCACCACCTGCAAAAGATACACGGCCGCCTTTTTTAAATTCTATACCTTCAAAAGGTGTTGCTACGCTTTCTTTAGCTCTTTGTAATTCATCTGCTTTTAGTTTAGCTTCAGCTGTTGCAAAATCACTAAAAGCTTTAGCTGCTTTTTCTTGATTGTAATATTCATTTCGAGGTCCCTCAAGAAAAGGTGCAAGTTTATCTGTAAAATCTAATTTTGCGTCAGGTATAACTTTTGCTTGACGTTTTTTAAATTTAGCTTGATCCATGCCCATTCGAGATTGTGGAAAAATACGTTCTTTGTAACCAAGATACTCATTTCGAGGCCCTTCAAGAACAGGTGTTTGTGTTAATCGGTCAATTTTTTCACCAGCTCTTAAAAGTGAAGGTGTAGCTCCACCAAGAGAACCCTCCGGTAAAAAAGAAACTGATTCCTCTTCTTCGTTCATGCCAAATAAGCCAAAAGAAGCATTATTTATTATTTGAGCTGTAGATTTTCCATCTGCATAATCCATAGCTGCAAAAGGAAGTGCAAAACCTACTTCTGCTAAAAGACCCCAACCTGTAAATGCTGCAGCTCCTTTAAATTTACGCATAGCATTGGCAACTTTTCTAAATTTACCTAAAGCAGCTTTATCTCCAAGAGCTGCTTTTGCTTTTAGTTCATTTATCGATTTAATATAGGCTCTTGGGTCACTGCAATTAATTCCTTTAGCTTGGCCACATCTAATATCAGCTTTTTTTAAAACTTTAGCGATGGCATTTATTGCTTTTTCTTGTTCGGCCTTGTTCAATTGACTAAGAGGTTTATTTGCTAGCTCATCAGAAACTCCAGCTTTAAAAGCAACCGTTTGAGATTTATCTAATCCCTTGAACCCTGTAGAAGTATCCGCCTTAAATCCATATAGACCCAATTGCTGTGGTGTAAATTTTACTTTTCTATCTATTCTCTTTCCTTTATTTGATATAAATGAATAGTCTACTTCTTTTCCTTTTTTTAATCGGTTAAGTTTAGCCATAAGTTTGTCTGATTTTCTTTGCCATTCAGCCGGTTTATTTAATTTTAACTCATCAATTTGATTTTCAAAACTTCTTAAAGCTCTTTCGGCCGTTGTACTTTTAGTCGTTCCTTTAGCTCCAGCAAAATCCTCATCTGCAATTAAAGTACCTAGTGTTTCAGTATTTAAGCCCATTCCGTGATGTATTCCAACACTTAAGTCTCCTGTTCTACCAGCTAGTTTTCTTGCTGATTCTTTCAGTCTTTTAGGGTCTAGGTCATATCTTTTTCGTAGTCTTTTAGCTTGCTTTTCATTTATTCCAGGATTTGTTACGTCAAATTTTACATCACTTGCTTTAAGAGGGTTTGCTTTACTATCTGAATATTTTTTCTTAAAAATAGAAAGCAAACTTTTATTATACGTTTTATATTTAAAAGAATCTTTAAAGTATTTATTATAAAGAGCTCTAGTTCCTAAAACACCAGCTTGTTTTGCTGCTGCACTTGTTGGAGGAAAGCTTTTAAAACGTCTATATTCTTTTGCAAAGTTGGCAAGTTTTTTTTTCGCTTCGGGTGTATCTGCTACAACATCAAAAGGTTTATAGGCCACTTTACCATTCTTAGTTATGTATTTTTCTTTTTTCATGGTAAATTCTTTAACAGAATCTCCACCATACCCCTGTCTCCCTGGTCCGTGTTCCACGAGCTGTCCACCTTGGTACCCGACTCTTCCACCTTGCAGATACTGCTGAGTGTTATAACGAGCGGGCGCGGGCTCGTTACCATATATTTGATTCATGCGATTGATATAGGTAAGTATGTCCATTAGACTCCTAAAATATTTGCCAGGCCGCCTTTAGATAGACTAACTCTGCCGCCTTCAGCGTTTAGTTTTCGATCTTTCATAAGTAAATTCTTTTTAATTGTTTCCATCTGCAAAACGTCTTTGTCAATATTTGTGTATTTTTTAAGGTGAGAAGGGTACATTGTATCTTCAAGATGTCTCATCATAAAATCCAAACCTGGATCATTCATGGCTTTGTTTTCTTCCATTTTTTTCAGAATTTTTTTATCAAATTTAAGTCTATCTATAAGAACCTGAACGCCTTCAGCTTTTCCGGCAGTTTCTTTTGCAGCCAAAGTTGCTGAGTCTCGTGGTAAATATTTTTCACCTAATTTAAGTAATTCTTTTTCCTCGACAGAATACTTAGGAAAAAGTGTTTTAACCTTTGTTTTTCTCCCCTTATTAAGTGCGGCTTTTATTGTTTGAATCATTGCCTTTAATCCTGCCGATCCACCAAAGATCATTGGCACACGGCCACCTTCATTTAAATGG